CTGTCGAGAAATTGGCTACATTGTTGAACGGCAGTACCTGGACTTAGGAAGCTAGGGTTTTTCTGTCGAGAATCCCCGGGGCCCGCTTCGCTAGTTCGATACGGTTGTCGTCTCACCCGCCCGCGCCGCGCGCGAGGGCACGCAGGATCGGCAGGATCTGCGCCCCGCCTGCACCAAGCGCGATCAACACCGCGACGATGCCCCAGATCGCCCCCTCAATCCGGCGCGTCTGCTTGCGCAGGCCACAGATCTCGGCACGCACCGACGTGTAGCGCTCGGCGCAACGCTCGACATGCAGCGCCAGATCCTCGCGCTCACGCGCGTGGAGTTCTCCGTTACTCATGATTTCCTCCCGAAAGTAATCAGCGCAACCAACCGCCACGCGACGCCAGCCAACCGGGCCGCCGCATCAGCGGAGGCGGATCCGGGTTCGGCGCGACAATCAGCGTGGCAGTCTCCGCTACCTGGCTTTCCACCGGCGCATTCGCGATGTCCTCGCGCAGCCTCTGCCAAAACCGCTCCCCATACCGATCAGCGCCCAGCAACCACAGCGCCGCACGGGCCAGCACCGCGCAATCCAGCGCCTCATTCCTCTCCCGCAGCTTCGCCCATTCCTGCCGCACAAAGCCGCGACGGTCCTTCACCTGGTGAAGCTGCTCCGCCACGAGCTGCTTGACCCATTCAACCTCAATTCCCTGCGGCAAATGCACCCAGCCGGGCGGGAATTCCGCCGCCTCGCCACGCCCGAGCCAAAGCCGGCGATAGAGATCAACCTTCCAGGTCGAAACCGAGACCGTCCAAAGCTTCAAGCCACGCCGCAGCTTTCGTCCATCCACCAGCGCATCAACCGGCGTCGGCCCCTGCACCGGCTGAGCCCTATTCCAACCATCAACCCCCTTGGTCGGCGCAATGCGCGGATCGCGCAGGCGCCTCAGATGGCCATAAACCGCCGCCGTGTCGCGTCCGCCGGTATCAACGCAGGCCTTTGCAATACGGATCGCGCCGCCATTCGCCCGTGGCCAATCACGTGCGAGAAGGTCTCCCAGCGCATCCCAGGGCGCGCGCTCACGTGGGCTGCCGGCGATGACAATGTGATCAACCAGCCAGGAGGAATAACTCTCCGCCCAGGCCCAGATATCGCATTCCAGCCGGTCATCCTGCACATCAACGCCCGCTGTCAGCACCAACGCGTCCTGCGCCACAACACCCAGCCGGAAATCCTCGCGCCGTTCGACCAAGCGCTCCCAATCCGGTGCCTCGCCACGATCCTGCCAGGTCTCGCCAAGCACCGTGTTGCGGAAGGTTTTCAGATCCTCGGCCTTGCCCTGCGCTGCTTCCCAATCGCGCGCGATCTGCTCCCAGGACAACCAGCCGACCGGTGAATAAAGCGCCGAGATGTGAAAGCCGATCGTATGCGGGTTCTCCGCTACCGCCGTTGGCCGCCATTCGCCGGCGGAAAGCATGGCGGTTTTGTGATATTCCTCAATCGGCGTGTCGCAATCCTCGCAATGGTAGCGCACGCTGCGCGGGTCGCCCTTCTCCCAGATCAGGCGTTCGAATTTCAGCCATTGCATGGCACCGCATTGCGGACAGGGCAGGAAGTAGCGCCGCTGGTCTGATGCCGTATATTCGCGCTCAATCCGGCTGCGCCCGGCAATGGTCGGCGTTGACACCAGAAAGGCTTTCCTGCGCCAGCCGAAGGTGCGCGCCCGGGCCTCAGCCAAGGCAATGGGGTCGCCTTCGCCTTCGATGTCACCGGGATAGGCGTCTACCTCATCCAGAAACAGAAACCTGGCCGGCATGGAGCGCAGCCCGACCGCGCTATTGGCGCCCGTCAGCACCAGAATGCCGCCGGGGAATTCCTTGGACAGCATGGTATTGCCGCTGTCCCGCGCGCGGGCCGGCGCCACACGTTGCCGCAGCGCCGGCGTTTCCTCCAGCAATGGTTCAATGCGCTGACGAGAGAAACGCTTGGCCAGTTCCACAGTGGGCTGCACCGCGAGCACCGGCGCTGGCACATGGTGCATGATATAGCCAAGCCAGTTATTGCCTGCCTCAGAACCTCCGGTCTGCGCCCCTTTCATCAAAACGATCCGCCGTGCCGGATGCATGGCGGAAAGCGCATCCATTATGTCGCGCAGATAGGGCGTGCGGCTGGTGCGCCAGGGGCCGGGCTCGGATGATGCGCGGCTGCCCAGGATGCGATGCTGTTCCGCCCATGCCGAGACAGTGAGTTGCGGTGGCGGGCGGAGCATGGCCCCGGCACGGCGGCGCACATGTTCACGCGTGCGGCCTTCATTCGCCGCCGATGCCGGGAGGGTCGAAGCGATCGGAAGCCTCCGTCAGAAGCTCATTGATGTGCTGCTGCAGAATGGTTTGCAGCAGATGGGGCTCGACGCCGAGTTCAGCGGCAATGACGCCCGCCACGCGCGCGGGCCAATTCAGCAGCGCGTCGCGCATGGTGCTGGCGATTTCATCAATCGTCGCATTCGCGGTCGCGACGTCGAGTAGCCGGCCCTTGCTTTCGTCGAGCGCCAGGCGCTGGGCTTCGACCTTCAGCGCAAGCTGCGCGACCTTGAGGCGGGCAAAGGGCGTGCCCTCGGCCGCCGCGCTGCCGCCAAGCGGAGAACGCTGCGGGTCCGCGGTTTCGCGCATTTGCACCCGCAGCTTGGCGATGTCCCATTGGCCGTCCGGTTCGCGCGTGATGCGGCCGGAGCGTTCGGCCTTGTGCATGGTGGTGTCGCTGACGCCAAGGCGTCGCGCTGCTTCGCGCGTGGAGGGTGTCAGTTCAGCCATGGCGGCGACCTCCCGCCGCGCGTGACAATGAAAAAGTCCGCGTCTGCTTGGGTATAAGTGTCAAACGGCCCTTCCACTGCGCGCGCGGGCAGGGCAGGCTACGGGTGGTGGCTCGTTGTGCTTCTGGGCGGACCATGACAAGAAAGGCTGTGCATGAAGATCACGGATGTTCGGGCGCATCACATCCGCATCCCCTACGACGCGGGCGTCGCCAGCTTCAAGCAGGGTGCATCAGCGATCGCCGCCCTCGATATCGTGCTTGTCGAGGTCTCGACCGACGTCGGCTTGACGGGGTGGGGCGACGCCTGGGGCTATGTTTGTCCGCAGAGCACCGCGACAGCGATAGCTGAGATGATCGCTCCTCAAGCTCGTGGCCTCACAGTGCCAGACGCAGTCGGCATTCCCGCGTTCATGGAGCGTATTCAACGCAACCTGCATCTCTTCGGGCGCTACGGCATCACGATGTTCGCGATATCCGGCCTGGACATCGCGCTTTGGGATCTAGCTGCCCGAGTGCGGGGCGAGCCCTTGAACCGCCTTCTAGGATCGGTCCGTAGGCCGCGCCTGCCAGCCTATGCCAGCCTGCTTCGGATCGGCGACCCCGGTCTGGTCGGGCAGGAATGCCGCGCGGCACTGGGTCAAGGCTACAAGGCGATCAAGCTGCACGAGACGACGCTGCCGGCCGTGCTGGCGGCACGGCAGGCCATTGGGCCCGGCGTGCCGCTGATGGTCGACATGAACTGTCCGATGGATGAGGCGGAGGCCATCGCCTTCGCTCAAGCCTGCGGTGGCACGGGACCGCTTTTCTTGGAGGAACCTATCTGGCCTCCGGAAGACTTCGAGGCTCTCGCAAGGGTCCGCCGTGACGGCCGGTGCGACGTCGCGGCCGGCGAGAATGCCTGCACCGTCCACCAGTTCCGTCAAATGATGAGCGCCGGCGCCGTTAGCCATGCTCAGCCATCCGTAATCAAGGTGGGCGGCATCACGGAATACCTCAAAGTGGTCGCACTGGCCGACGCTATGTCGGTGAGGCTTGCGCCGCACTCGCCGTATTTTGGGCCCGGTTTCCTCGCGACGCTTCAGCTCATGTCTCTGCGGGACGACTCCACCTTCGTCGAGGTTTTCTACATGAAGCGTGCCGCTTGCCTCTGGGGCGGTCGCATCGATGTGGACGCCAATGGAACCATTCTGGTCCCTGATGGTGCAGGACTGGGCTACGAGCCTGACAGGGAAGTGATGGAGCGCTATCGCGTTTCCTGAACGGAATAGCTTTTGCTGCGCGATATACATGCGCCAATAGCTAAGCCAGCAGAACGCCACGGATATGGATGATCCCCGACGCCCCAGATGATGCTCGATCCCGTGGCTCGGAGGCACTATTCCGCTACGCGGTAGACAGTGTAGGATCCCTTTGCGCCCTGCTTGTTTGGCCCCACTTGGCGGATGCGCTCGGCGATCTCCACGTTGATCCCTTGGCGCTTCTTCAGCCCGGCGAAAAACCCGCGCACCGTATGCTGCGCCCAGCCGGTCGCCTCGGCGATTTGCGCCACCGTTGCGCCCTCAGGGCGGCGAAGCATCGCCAGCACCACTTCCTGCTTCGTGCCCTCGCGTGGCTTGCGCGGCCCGCCCGTGGCGCGTGTGCCGCGCCGCGAGAGCACTTTGCGCAGCATGTCCATCGCGCGGGCGATGGGGTCTTTATCCGCGTTAGCCGGCGGCGTTTCTTCCCAGGCTGCCAGCAAGCGCTCGGCTGCCTCGCGTAGGTTCACGCTTCCCATGTTGGGCGCCTCTGGCGCGGGTTCGGCGGGCTCGGCGGAAGGCTGCTCCTCAGCCTGCGGTGTCTTGTCCTCCCCGCCCTGTGCCGCCGTGTCGGGCGACGTGCGCCCCTCATTCGGGTCAATGCCAATGGCGCGCAGCCCTTCATCCGTCACCTGGATTAGGATCGGCGTGCCATCCCCATCCTTGCGCCACACCATCGCCAATTGATCACGTGGCGCAGCCACCTCAATCAGCAAGCGGCTTTTGATCAGGCTATTCACCACCGCGCGGCAGGCAGCGACTGGCAAATGCTTCGGCGCAATCGCCAGCAATTGCGGGTGCTGCGCGCCATGGCTCAATACAATCCGCTGCGTGTCAGAAAGTTTCATCGTCTCGGTCTCCGGTTGCGGGCGCCGACCATCGGGCCCCTACTGCCGGGAGCCCCGCGGGCGGACCCTGCGGGGCAGTGCGGCGCCGCCTCGCGGCGGGCTGCGCTTCAATCCTGCGCTTCGGCGGCGATGCCCTCGTTGATCACGAAGCCCGTCAGGTAGGGCAGGCCCGCGGGGATGCCCGTCTCGCGGCTGGTGCGCTGCGTGATGCGCCAGCCCATCCATTCCGCGGTGGTCTTCGCGATGGCATCCGCGAGGCTCGCGCCGTGATGCATCTGGCTATTCACGCCATCCGCGAAGTGGCGCCCGTAGCGGCTGTCGAGGAAGGCGCGGACCGAGGCGGGATCCGTGCTGGTCGCGTTGTGGATCGCGGTGAAGGCGATCGGCCATGCTTGCTGCGCGTGTTCGCGCATGGTGCCCCAGAAACCCCAGTCTTGGTTTTCGGTAGGAAGGATCTTGCTCATCTGTTTGTCTCCGTCATCGGCGGGGGAAATCCCTGCGCGTGACAGACCATTCGCGCTGTGATGGGGGCTGAGCCAAGCGAAATAGAGCGTTATTTCATTGCTATGTT